CCAGCTCCAATCCCTGCGTGCTACCCGTCGAAAGACGGGTGTTCGCAATTCTGCAAACTTCTGCTTAGGAGAATGTATCATGAACGAAACCATGGAACGGCAACTTCTTGTTGCCGAACTTACGGTCCTCGTAAATCGTCTGCGCTCGCTTGGAGGGGTCCTTCCGGACACCTCACCCAAACAAGACGGGACATACGAACATCTTTCCAGCGCTGACTTGCGTCAGATGCTGCGGGAGATCCGTGATACCATTCGTACCCTAGGCGGAGGCCGCGGGGATTAGAGACAGGGGAAGATCTTAGCTGTATGTGCGTAGGAAAACGCACCTCTATAGCTACACCCACAAGGAGATCCGTTGTGAGCTATCGTCATCGTACGCGGGGGAGTTTAACTCCATACGCGATTTATGAACTTTCTCGGCAGACGAACTGCTCGACTCCAAACTGGAGCACGAGCTATACCTCGCCGGTAAGTATGCCGCAAGGCACACTCGAGTTCATGGATGACGTTGTTACGCCAAAGTTTATCCAAAAGCAGAAAGATGGACACGCAGTGTTCAATCCTATGCTTAAGGAGACTCGGGCGTACGTGGCCTCGGGTGAAGGTTATTTTCTGAAGTCCAAGTCCATCTCTTGCACGACGACCGGCTGGAAAGCCGAGTACGACGCGAAGGGACCTTGGCTCAGACACTTCCTTCCTTCCGAGACATGGGAGGGACATACCGTCCCGACCATGTATACCGCCTTGGCAAGCGGCGACTTTAGTCGCGTTGCTACGGAGGTCTCAACGAGTGTTCTTAACAAGCGCGGCCGTTCGGATTCCAATCTTTGGGAAACGATGGCCGAGGCTAGTAAGACACTGGGTATGTTGTCGCAGCCCCTTCAAAAAGCTTTTCGTTGGCATAAAGCCTTCGAACAGGCTCTGTCGAGAGACAGAGCTGGGCGGTTTACCGCGAAGTCCTTTTCGAATGCGTGGCTTGCTTATCGCTACGGGATTCGTCCCGTGATCAGTGATATTGAGAACGTACTCAAAGCCTTGAAGACCGCTGCTGGTAAGCAGAGGAAGACCACTAGAGCTCAGTCAACCATCCGGTCGACTGCTGCCTTTAGTGGTTCAGGCACCCTCGGCGTTCTAGTACAACCCTACACCGTAACGGTGGAGGACTACTATACTGTTCGAGGAATGTCCCTGGACGACGTGGACTGGAACTTCTTTGAAGATCTCGGATTCACGTCTAAGGGCCTTGCGACGCTCCCTTGGGAGTTAGTTAGGTATTCCTTTGTTGTCGATTGGGCAGTAAACCTTGGAGATTTCCTTGGTGCACTTGTCCCAGCGGTTGGGTGGAAGATGCTTGGCTCTTGTCTGGTTGCGGATCGAGTTACTACCTGCGTTTATAACGCGGGCAACACGGTTCTCAATTCTTCATCGTATGAGCTAGTCCGACCCATTTCGGGTACGGTAGCCGTCACGAGGCATTCCAAGCAACGTAGTGTGGGTCTCTCAGCACCGGGTATCACCGTAAAAAGTGATTTCCGACTGGATGACCCAACGCGCATCGTTGATGCTGCAACACTACTCGCTCAGCGTTTCAAAAAGACGCTAGGCAACGTCGCTCCGCGTTAAACGGAGCACAAGCACGTCGCGACCTTTTGGTCCGTGACAATACCGGCCGTTAAGGCTGTACTCTCAATGAAAGTTAAGTAACGTGACTCTTTCCATCAATGCTAAGTCCTACAACGCTGATAGTTATCAAAAGGATAGCGTGGGCTATTCTGGGCCGAGCCATAGCGTGTCTGTTAAAGACTACGCCAAGCTCGCCCGGACGGCTCCGAAATCTTCGACGACCTTCAGCGGACTCGGACGAACGCAAGCCAAGCTGACTCGCACTGTCACTCTGACTGGTGCGTTGACTACCACGGGGGATGCTATTTGCGACATTCAAGTCGCTATCCCCGTCGGCATGGCGTCCGCAGACATTGATACCCTACTGAACGATATGGGTGCCTTCCTCGCGTCGGCATCCTTTAAGACGCACGTCAAGGCGCAACAGATCGCCTACTGAGAAGTAGGTGTCTGATGCGTTTACTTTACGCTGTCGTTGCCATGGCTATCCTTGCGGTAGCCTTGGTTGTCGTTCTCCGCTCCCTCGATATCATCGAGGGTAAGCGGGCAAACCTGGAGATTCGTGATGAACCCCAAGGAGAGGGAACTTCTCAGGTTAACTGAGAAGGGTCTGCGGCGCAGTAGTTTCGGGAACTACCTGAAGCTATTACGCGCCTTGCTCGAGAGCCACCGCCAGTATAACTTCTTAGCACCCCTCTCATCCGCTTTGCGGTCGAGGGACTATGAAGCTCTTTACAAGGCGGCTGATTCTTTGTCGTCACAGCAGTATGACGACGCCACGCAGCATTTCGTGGCGAATCAGTTTGCACTACTCGTCAAAAAGTATCCGTTCCCTAAACAGGAACTGGATCTTCGCCCGCAGGAGAATGCTGTGAAAGCATTCCTTACTGCAGAGAAACGATGCGGCCTTATGAACCGCAAGTTTCGATACCTCAACTTACACCGTTCACGGGATAAGTATGTTGGTGAGGCGAAGGTCGCACGTAGCTGGATTCGAAGCGTTTTAAGCTCTAGTCCGAATTACGGCGACATCTTCAACGAGAGTGACTTTGGCTCCGGCGCGTCTGTCGGCGTGCACGGAAATGCAACCCACGTCGTCGCTAAGCTAATGCGAGAGAAGTGGTCCGTCACGCCTGGCGCTATCCATCATGCATATGGTGCACTGTCCCATAACGCTCAGTTTCATGAGATTCTCATGGAGCGGCGGGGTGGGCTGGTGTGCTACGACCAGGTACGTTCCTTTACGGAATATACCCGTCGGATGCATGTGGTGATGGGCAACAAAATAAGCTTTGTGCCGAAGACAGCGAAAACGCATCGTACGATCGCTGTCGAACCGTTGCTCAACGGCTTGGTCCAAAAGGGTATAGATCAAGTGATGCGACGCAAGTTGCTTCGCTTCGGTCTCGACCTATCAGACCAAACGTTGAATCAAAGGTTTGCCTGTGAAGGCTCAACCAATGATACGGAGGATGGCTTTGTGTCTATTGACCTCAAGGCCGCTTCTGACAGTATCTCTCACGAGTTAGTCAGATACCTCCTTCCCGATGACTGGTACCGCCTTTTACAGCGTACTAGAAGTCATCACTACAGCCTCGACAAGGTCGTGAGACCCTACGAGAAGTTCTGTAGCATGGGTAACGGTTTCTGTTTCCCGCTTGAAACGCTACTTTTTGCAGCAGCGTGCGTCGCTACCGGAGCCGGTAGGCCCGGAGTGGACTTCACAGTCTATGGCGACGACATTTTAGTTCGCAAGAAGTATGCAACCCAGCTTCTACTTTTACTGAAGCACTGGGGCTTCAAGTACAACCCCGAGAAGACCTTCATTGAAGGTCCGTTTCGGGAGAGTTGTGGAGCAGACTGGTTCGGCGGTGAGGACGTTCGTCCCTTCACCCTTGACTACGCCCTCGACAGTGTCGAAAACGTATTCAAGTTCCTTAACCTAACCCGTAGGAGTGAGCGCTGTGAAGCGTTCTTCCAATGCGTTCGTGGCTCTGTCACAGAGTTACTACCGCCGCGGTACCAGTTCTTTAGGCCCCTTCCAGGGGAACCTAATACCGGTATCGACTCGTTAGGTGATGAGCACCTCACCTCACCACATTGCCGTTTCCTTCGCGGAAGCGGTCGGTGGCGGTGGCGTGAGCTTCATCGCGTGCCCATAGTAGATGAGAATCTACTCAAGCAAGCTAAGGATGAGCCTTGGCTCATTGGTGTTGCACTTCGTGGAACTTTGAGTGTGCCTCACGGCATGCTCAAGGGCCTTCCCGGTGTCACCCTGCGCGCAGTAACGCGCACAAAGGTAGTCTGGAAAGGCTACTCGTCAACCAGTAACTGGTTGCCGACCCCACGCGACGTCACGTCGTAGTGGGCGCCTAACTTGAACCCCTAGTATAACCGGGGACTAGTTAGTTTGGAG